AGCTTTTTGTTGCAAGCGTTGATTTCTTAATTGTTGTTTTGTCATAGACAAAAAGGAGTTTGATTGATATAAATTGGTAAGTTTTATATAAACCTTCGGGGCAGCTAGTGCCCCGGGAAAAAGGATGAAAAATCATAATGAATGATGGATGACGGTGAGGTATATTACCCCATTTTTTCGGTAGCGCCGCGCAGCAATCCCGCGCTCAAGGGGTACCAGCCCTTGAGACACGTTACCATTCATTACGACCTAAAATCTAAATAAAATCTATGTTTATATAATACTTAGAACATGATAGCAGAAGAAACATTTTGAGTCTCGATGAAACTACTCAACGACTCAAAATCTTGCAATGTGACAGCTTTGTCTATGATATGTTCCATTTCAAGTTGACGCGAAATAGTGACATGAAAGTTTCTAGCATAAAGAAATCGCGATTTATTAGTAATTATGGGTTTTACAAGTTCAATTGTATGAAACAATTTCAAAATTTGATTTTCCCACCATCTTTGGTTGGGATCGACGATAATACTACCGGGTCCAATAATTTTTAATACTTTATAGGCTAAATTACCAGCGATTGGAGTATTCCTTGCTAGGACATATAACGACATAGCTTTGGCCCGTAGTAAATCCACCTTCTTCTCATTGCAACAATCTAAATAAGATGGGTGGCACGTCCAGAAAAGACGTGTTATGTTTTCAGGTTCAATAATAGTTAAACATTCATCAGGATGAAAAATGTTTCCGCAAAATGATGTATCAATTAAAGAAGTGACATATTTCATTTTGATTTTGAAACCTAGTTGTGTGAACATGTTTTCAGTATAAAATGGTGTGTTCATCCCTATTATGGCATCATCACCCTCAACAAAACAATCAATAGTTTGGTGATTCTGTTCAGCCCAGAATAATATGTTCATTAAATTGCTGAACCCATTCCCCAAAGATGTCCACATTTCTCCTGACATACGAGATCCATTAACATAGCCATCATAAGTTCCATTCCAAATTCGTTGGCAACGCGCCATGTTAGAATTAGGTTGATAATAAGCACGCAAAACATCACGACGAAGATTGGGGTTATTGACAAGAAAATGTCTCCAAAGTTGCATCTCAACAGCCGCAGAATAGGCTAATGAAAACCCACCTTCAAAGCTGGAGTAATCCGTCTCAAGCAAATAGGGATATTTTTGTAATTTATTTTTAATAAGAGGGGGAAGCAAATTAGGGTTTAAGCCTTTAACGAAGGCTGTGTTTCCAGAATAAATGATTTTTTCTATCATCTTGATAGCATAACCAACCCTAACCTTGAATCGATCGGATCGGCTATTTATGAATCTTGGGTATTTAGCTTCAGGATAAAACTCCCTCTTGATAAAAGATCTGCAATCATAATCACATTCCACAAGTATTGGAATTCCAAAACGTGATATATAATCATAA